AAAATAGATGAGCAAATAGTAACCAGGTTGTTATCTGATCCTGATTTGATTGGTTTAATTCAATCTCATTCACAGTTATTAGAGGCAGTACAATATATGGCTAATGCCCTTGAATTAGATTTATCTAAAATAGCCATAGATAATCATATTGGTTTAAATAAAGAGTTTAAAAAAATTTTTATTAGCAAGGTTAGTTTTCTACCTCAAGACTCTGATTTAGATGAAGATGGTATACCTTTATAAAGGAGAAATATGTTTAATAAAATAATAGGTCTTTTAATAGTCGGTCTTTTGTCGGTCGGTACTGGATCGCTCGTTTATATCGTAATGTGGCTTAATGCCCTAAGAAAAGGGTGGTTAATTTAATTATATAGGAGGGAAAAAAAATGAAATACTGACAATTTAAGTTTCTACAAAAGGCTCTATCTTGAGCCTTTTTTTTGTTATAATTTCCTGGTAGCTAATTTTGGCTACTAACAAGGATAAAAATATGAATGATATAAAAGTACCTTTTTTCCAACCTTTTGATAGTATTAAAGAAGGGTTTGATGAATTGTTTGAGGTAATAAAAAAAGTAAACAATATTGATGATAGAACTAAATTATTAGTTATTTATGGGTGTCTTGGACAAACAGTACAAAACGAAATACCCTGGATATTATTAAAAAAAGGAGATAAAAATGAGGATTGAAGGATTAGATAAAGGACAAACTTTCATATATGAATGGCAATATAAAACTTTAGGTGGTTTTAATCAAATGCTTGCTGATGCCCTGGCTCATTCTGATGGCAAAAATAGAGATAAACTCAGAAAGGGCTATCCCGAATATGCTGATGCTATGGATAGCTTTCAAACTGATGATGGGTGGTGGGATAGAGTGCAAGACATAGTAGAAGGGGCGATATTATGATTACCTACGAAGGCCAAAGATACAATGTTGTTTTAAGTACATTAGTTACATATGACAAAGCCTCTGAGTTTGAGGAATGGTTTCAAGATAATATTGGAACTGACTTACAAAAAGATGAAGATATAGATGGCACAATAGAATATGTCATGTGTGATATTACGAATGAAGAACTTAGAATGATTGAAGATTATGAAGATAAATATTTACTGGAGGTAAAATCCCCAACTCTTAACCAGTCAACGATACTGGAGGTAAAGTGATGGAAGGTATAAAAGTTATAGAAAATCCAAATCCAAAGCAACTTGTAACATTAGAGGAAGCTAGAGGGTTTTGGTCAAAGATAGCTAAAGAACATGGTTGGTATAAAGAGCCATTTTATGTTCAAGCCTGGATTGATGAAGATGGAACATTAGACGATTGTGTTTCTTTTCAAGGTCTTGCTCAAGATGTTGTACTCCCTAAAAGGGTATTAGATGAGGAGGAATGGTAATGGAAAGATGCGAAAACAAAGTTGAATATCACATTGAAAGTGGTTTGGACTATAAACAGGTCTTAACTAAATGTGGTTACACAAATCCGTATGGCAAAATTGCTATTTGCAATGAGTGTCTTAATAATAGGGATAAACTTAAATCAATTAGAAACCACGAGGAAAATGTCAAGGCAGATAATGATTGGCTAAAATCGTGCAACTGGGGAGAAATGTAATGGAATACTCAAAAAAGACTAGAGATAAAATAGCAAAAATTTTGAGAGAGGAGGGGGAATACCCTTTTAAGACTCTTAAAAATTTAGATTTAAAAAACTTTCCCAAAGATGAAACTGTTTTTCCTTATCAATGTGGTCATTGTGGTGTTGGAATGGGAGAAGGTTACTATACTGGAGATGGCCACGCTTGTTCTCAGCATTGTATGTTAAGCATACTTTACTGCCAGGAGGCTTATTACTGGTCAACCTGGCATGACGAAGCACAACAAAATATTAAAGATGGTGAGCCAGTTTATGATGCAGAAGGTAATGCTTATTATTTGACTGAACAATTTGAAGAAGGCAATGTTCATTTAAACGAGCCATCATTTGAAGGAGGCCATGACCATGACTATTACTAAACTAGCTTCCTTAAACAAACTAAACAATTGGAGGCCAGTTGAACAGCTTGAGCCAGTTGGTAAGAAGCCAATCATTCCCGATGAGATTTGTTCGGTATGTAATCATTCGTTAGAGTACGACCGCAATTTTGATTGGGAAACTGAAATATGGATATGTGCTAATTGTAATACTGAGTTTTCGGTCGATATCGAAATCGTTAGAGATTGGAAAAACCAGGCGGTGTTCAGATGATAAAAAGAACTGATTTAATTATGGCTGTAATTCTGATCCTATCATTTATTTTATTTTTGTTTTGTGTTCTGGTATTATTAGTTACATAGGGCAAAGGCTCGCACCCTTAAAAAGCGAGCCGTAACAAGGAGTTTATATGAGAAAAATAAGTAAGCAAATAGCCCACGCTTTCAACCAGGGCAAAACAAAGTCAATCGGTAACACGATGACAAACGGCAAAGAAGTATATTTGCATGGCAACAAGATAGCGTGGCGTTCAAGTGGTAATGGCCTGGAGTTAACCCTGGCTGGCTGGCCGACTGTAACAACTAGAGAACGATTAAACGCCATTCTATATGTTGAAGGCTTCAATGCAAGAGCGGGCGAAGGTTACGGCTTTTACTTTAACCAAAAAAACCATAACCAGTTCCTAACTAAAATTTCATTTAATGGCTATGAAAAACAATCTAAAAGCAAACCTATAGCTGATAATGAAATTATCACTCTATACCAGGGGAGCGTTTAACATGGTTACAAGTGAATATTTACAGCAACATTGCGAGCGTGTCGACTATGTCGGCACAGTTGCATTTTATGATGGCCTTAATTACTTTAATGAGTACGGCGAGCAATTAAGGAATTTAAAAGAATATGACACATCGTCTGAGGGTTACACGCCCTTTGGTGATGAAGGCTATAACTATTAAAATGGAGGCTTTAAAAATGGTTACTAATTATTACAATAAACAAGAAGTTTTAATTGATACAATCCTTGACCGAGTCGATAGAATGCGGACTTGGTTGCCCCAACACACGCCAAGCAGAGAACGATTAAAGCACAGCTTGGAAAATGCCCAGTTAAACCTAGAACAATTAAACAAGCTGTCATCGTTCGATGATGGCTCATTCGGACATGATGTCTTTGGTATCTATAAGAATGGGTGGTGGAGTAATAAAGCTTGTGACTGGTTGCCCAGGTGTAGTTAATTAAAGCTAGAAAATGATGCCCCTTAATTGGGGCATTTTTTTATCCTGGTTGAAAGTAGAACCCCCAAAAAGAAGAAACACAAACAAACGATCTACGATCAGTTTTTAATTTAATTAAGTTTCTTCTGTTTTTCTAAGCTGTAAAACCTTAAAAACTTATAGTTTCTTCTGTTTGAGTATTAAAAAAGTTTCCTAGCATCGCTTAAACCATATAAGAAATACACAAGGGCATACACAAAGCACAAGAACACAAGAACACAGTAAGCGAGTACCTGGGTTGTGGCGTGCTGTGGTGTAGTTGTTAACTAGAAGAATAGTATTTGAATATTGACTACCCCTCACTTATATTTTAACTTCCAGTGTCGTTCGTTCTATGTACTGGGGGCATTAATAAAGGCCAGTTAAATACCTGGGGCATATGTTGACCTGGCTAAAGATAAAAAAGGCTCTAGAATGGGCATTTATGGGCATCTTGTTAGATCATTAGAAAATGGCACAAACCCCCCTGGGGGAGGCTCATCGCATATAGCAACAGTAAACGCTACACCCCACCCACAAAAAACAAAATTTGAAAAAAAACCAAATATCAAGCACTTATGTGTTATACTACACCAATGAGTAAAAGAAAAGGTAATCCAGCATTAGTTAAAGGTATGGCTTCTCTTAACCCAGCAGGCAGACCTAAAGGATCAGTTGGTAAATATACTGCATTAGCACGAGAGTTAATGTCTGAAAAAAGTACGGAAATTGTACAAAAAGTAATAGACAAGGCTATGGAAGGAGATGTACATTGTTTAAAGATGTGTATGGATAGGATATTACCTGTACAGAAAGCTGTTGACTCTAATAGAGCAAAAAACGATGCCCAGGTTATTATTAATGTATCTTCTATAGAGTCTATTGAGCAAAAGGCTAGTGAATATGAAGAGGCTGAGTTAGTAGAGCCAGAAGAGAAGAGTGATGATGAGGTAGTTGTTAATATAGATACCTCTCCTATGGCGGAGAAATTTGACTCCTAAAGACGAATGTTCCCTGTGTGGTGGTGATTACGACCCTGATTGTGGTGGTAATCAAGGTTACTTTGGCATTATTCCTGTTACTTTCTGTGAGTGGTGTTATTCTTCAATTATAGATATGGCCTCCCAACATTTGGGTTTAGAAGAAGATGGCTGAATTAAATATTGATCTACATCCCGCACAACTTGAAATATTCCACTCTGATAAGCGTTTTAAGATAGTTGCTGCTGGCAGACGATTTGGTAAGTCTTATTTATCTGCCTGGATTCTTATAATTAAGGCGATACAGTCTGAAAGTAAAGATGTGTTCTATATTGCACCTACCTTTCAACAAGCTAAAGATATTATGTGGGCGATGCTCAAGGAATTGGGTAAAGACTTAATTGTCCAGGCCTATGAGAATACAGCAGTTTTAACCTTAATTAATGGTCGTAAGATATACCTCAAGGGATCTGACCGACCTGAAACACTTCGTGGCGTTGGGCTTGCTTATGTCGTTCTCGATGAATACGCTTCTATGAAACCTCAAGTATGGGAACAGATTATTCGCCCTACTCTTGCAGATGTCCGTGGTGGTGCTTTATTCATTGGTACGCCCGCAGGAAAAAACCATTTTTTTGATTTGTATAAAGATGCTTTGGAGGATGAGGATTGGGATGCTTTCCAATTTACCTCTACAGATAATCCTTTCTTACCAAAAGAAGAGATTGAGGCCTCTAAGAAATCAATGTCCTCTATGTCCTTTAGACAAGAGTTTGAGGCTTCTTTTGAAACTACTTCTGGCGGTATATTTAAAGAAGATTGGTTTCAAGTTGATGAAGAGCCAGAAGAAGGAAACTATGTTATTGCAGTTGATCCTGCTGGTTATGAGTCTGTAGAACAAGAACGAAATTTAAAGCGTTCTAGGTTAGACGAAACAGCTATTGCGATTGTTAAGATAGATCGTGATAAGTGGTGGGTTAAAGACATCCTTCATGGTCGTTGGAACATTAAAGAAACTGCTAAAAAAATTCTTTATTCTGCGATGAAGGTAGAATCAGCTACTGTGGGGATTGAAACAGGATCACTTAGAAATGCAATATTACCTTACTTGGAAGATGAAATGAGAACAGAAGGTAGATGGGTTTCTATAATAGAGTTAAGGCATGGTGGTAAAAAGAAAAACGATAGAATAACTTGGGCATTGCAAGGTAGAATGGAGCATGGCCAAATTACCTTTAATGAAAAGAGAGAGTGGCGAGAATTTACAAACCAATTATTAGATTTTCCTAATAGACTTGCACATGATGATATGCTTGATGCTTTAGCTTATATCGATCAAGTATCAGTAGCAGACTTCGCCCACTCAATAGAATTAGACGATGAATGGAGGCCAATGGATAATGTCGCTGGATATTAGTAATTTAACAAAGGCAGAAATGGATGAATTGTTAGAGTTTAGCAATGATAAAACTAATATATTACAAAGATATATAGTTGCTTGTCAAATAATAACAAATCTTATTGATTATGGAGAAGGGTATTTATACAATGAAGAAAATTTTGATGACAATGTTGATTTAAGTATATGTAAATTGTTATTAGATGGAGATATAATAGTTGAGCCAGAAGAAAGAAAACTACATTAAGAGTAAAAAATGTGATATAATCGGCACTTATTTAAGTGCCTATACCGAATATGAATAAATCAGAAACAAAATACCAGGCGTTAGCAGGATGGTTATCACACAGGCTAGAGGGTTGGAGAACACACAGAAATATTAATTACATTCCTATGTGGGATGAATATTATCGTCTGTGGAGAGGTATTTGGTCATCAGAAGATAAGACTAGAGCAAACGAAAGATCTAGACTAATTTCTCCCTCACTACAACAAGCTGT